CGAATATTTTATTTGCTTGTTTTTCTGTGAAGTTGTCTAGTACATCTTTTCTAAAATTACCTAGGTAGTAAGTTCTACCAGTACCACTGCGAACACTTGGTTTAATTAGATTTTCTAATTGTATTCTCGCCTCGCCTATTCTAGCTCGTAAATACGGGTCAAGCTCTTTCCCACTTCTCACACCACTCATAATATACCTTTCTTATAGGTCTAAACCTATTGCATTTAATTTTGGCCTAAAACTATAAAATAGTTTGTTATGATTACCAGTATCACCCACATTGGCCATTTGATATAGATGTACCATTTCGTGTCCTAAAGTGTCCACAAAGTCTTTTTTGTTTCTGTAGTATGGTAACATTTCTAAATGAAATTGTTGTGTTCCTTTTCTCTTCCATTCCCATACAACCACTTGACCGTAGCAAGATTTTTTTGTCTCGTCTTTATAAATTTTTTTGATTTGTATATCATTAAAAGGCTGTAATACATTTTCAAATACGGCTTTATTAATGATTTTAAAATACTTGTTTATGTCTTTAAAAGTAGTTTTATATTTACGATTACTCACTAAATCTCTTTTAAGTATTTTTTTTACGTTTGATCTTTTAGTTGTTGTTTTTGGCACAGTCATTATCCTTAATCTTTGAGTCTTTAAGTAAGAGGCATTTATGCGTCTTATCAAGTTCCAATCTCAATTCTGTCATTACGTTATCCATAATGTAAGGTAAGTGCTGTTGTAAAATAGATACCATCTGTAAAGCAAACTGGTGACCCATTTTACTCATTTCTTGTTCCAACAGTTTACTATGATCTATCTCTTTGTTATTTTGTATAACGTGACCAATTACTGTTGTAGCATAATCATTTGCTTTCGCTTGTATGTTTGATAACAAACCCCATATCAAACCATTTACTATTAATATTGTAATTACAAACTTTTTCATTATATATTCCTCTCTTTCATATTTATAATATACACGAAAAAGAGGTGATTGTCAATAGGTATTTTGCTAGTATTTACTTGTTTTTTGAGGGGAACAAAGGGTGAACATCAAGTGTCGCACCCTTTGATTCGTATATTTTTATGGTTTTACAAAGTCGGCGTTCCAGCCAAATGCTTCTTTTACCATTTCACTTGTTAAACCTTTAAAAGATTTATTAAGTGTTTTGTTTTTCATGTCTATTAAGACCTTTGCTTCATCAGCATGTAAGCCTTCTAGCATTTGAATAAACAAAGTTTCTTTTCTTATTTTGTTTAGTTGAGCATTACCACCTTTGACAAAGTTATATAATCTCTTTGCCTCTAGTTCCAAATAAGTATGTTCTGTACCAGCTGGCGCCTCATTAGCGATGTAAGGAGGTATTCCAGGAGGTAAGTCCCATTCTATCTTTGGATCAAACGCACCTTTTAAAACCATTCTCAAATTAGGTGTATCATATCTTTTCAACACCTCAATCTTCTTTGGTTTGTCTTTTGCGTTATTGATTTTGGTAAAGATTTCACTATACAATTCTCTAGCACTTCCGGAAGTAGAAGCCATAGCTTCCATTGTCTTTGGTGATATGAGATTAGGATTTCTTTCAGCCATTTTTTATTTCTCCATATATATGTTTTCAAAAGTCATTTATATTTTCAATCAATGCTTTTAGTTTATTGTCTATAAAGTATTGTAATAGGAGCGACCTATCATTATCTTTACAGTCCTTGTACTTATTTATAATACTTTCAGAAATCTCTTTTGGTATCATAGACAAATCTATTAATTTTTTATTACGTTCAAAATACTTTCTTGTTTCACTGCCAAGAGGTATGTTATCTGTATCTGACCACTCTGCCAATCTCTTTTTGTTAATTGGTTTCTGTCTCTCGTCTCTTAAAAATATATCATCATCACTTAAAATATTTGGTACACCATCTGATCTATCACCTTTAATTATTTGTTCTCTTAAAAACACAATAGGATCAGAGTTTTCACCTATGAAACTTTTTAATAGTGGACTAAATTGGTACACATCACCATAATGTTGTAGTTGTATAAAGTCTTTGTCACCAGATATGATTAGATACTTGTCTTCTGTTCTTTGTGCAACTAGTATGGCGATTATATCATCTGCCTCACACTTCTCTACATGCATAAGTTTGTATGGTAACTTTGTAGAAAATTCTTCTCTTATCTCACTCATAATTTTAAACAAGCCATCCCAATCTATTTTACTTTCTACTCTACCTTTACGCCTTTGGTGTTTGTAGTTTGGAAATATATCTCTACGCCATGGATCAGCAGCGTCAGCACATAATACTACTTCACCAAATTCTTCTCTAAACTTTACATTGAATGCTCTTATTGTATTTAAGATACTGTGTCTAACAGCATCTTTACTTGGTAGTTCAGAAAGATCACCTCTACTCTGCGCCATCAGGTTTGAAATCATAACTTGGTTTAAATCTATTAATATCATAGGTCTATTTGAAAATCTATTGGTAGCACTGCTGTTAATCTTTTACTTACTAATGGCTCAATCAACTTTGGTTTATCACCATTTAAATATTGTCTTTCCCACTCTGTATAGTAGTTTGGTATATTTAATGATTGATCTTTTTTTTCTTTACCATAATAGTCATAAATTGTTAGAAGTTCATATTGATATGACTCTGCCGTTATTATATCAGATGTTCTTTTACTAAAGCCATCATGTTGAAATTTAGGCATTCTGATTGTTGATCTAGTCATATTAAAAAATCTAAAAAATTCATTTATTGGGTCACCATCTTTATTTTTAAAGTCTTTTAGTCTTGTCATTAAAAACTTTGCAACTCTCTCTGGTTTATAATAGTGGTCATCAACATATTTTATTTTTCTAAAATTTTTACTATAATCAGGATCGGTGGTTAACTCTGTCACCAGATTACCTGACTCTCTAACCATGTGATAAAAAAATCTACTTACCGCAGCTACATCATTGTTTGATAGTTTGTTATTTTTCCAATCATTTACTTTTAACATCATAACTTCAAACGCCATTTTACCAAAACTATAAACTCTTTCCATATGTTCTTTATATGATGTTCTACTCATTGTAATACTCCAATGTCATCTGACATACTAGACCAATCTCTACATATATCCATTACTCTTTTTCTAAATTTAAAGTTAATAAACTTATCATCTATTAGTGTCTCAAATAATTTATCTACACCAGCGCCTAGTTGTAGATTGATATGTTTCTTAAATTTAAATCTTTTAAATTCTTCAAACGCATTTACAACATGATGTTTTTGAAATGGTTTGTTTAGTTCTTCCCAAGTCTTATTGTAGAAAAAATCTTTTACTGTCATTGATAGATATGGTGTAATTAATTGTTTCTTATTATTTCTAGCGATCAACTCATGCCATAGATAACCAGCTTGATTGTTTATATCAAAGTAGTTGTCTCTAAACTCATCAAATTTTTCTTTTGATTTACCTGGACCATAATGTAACATAGCCTTTTTAGATATACCATAATAACCATCTGCTGCCCAGCCAGATAATACAACAGTCTCTTTTATCTCTGGATACACATATAAAAATGGAAAGCAACATTCAAAATGTGTTTTCTTTTTACATCTAACTTCTTTTACTAATCTTTGAAAATCGTTTTGTAAATTGTGTGTAGGTACTTCTATGACATGAATACCCCAACCCATAAGTTTGGCCACTTCAGCGGCCTTTGTAGCGTCATATGATGGCTGATCTTGTAGATGAAACGTATATGCAGTTATCTTCTTACCTATTCTATGAGCAGCAAATGCAACTGATAAACTATCAACACCACCAGATAAAAGAACGGCAACGTTATTGTCCATTGTCTGTTGTTCTATTTGATCTATGATTAATTTATCTATCATTCCAATATTTTTTCTTATACCATTTATAAAATGCTTTGTCTGTAAATATCTTTGCAATCTCTTCCGCAGGTACTTGGTCACTACGGATACATTCCCCTAATGATTCATATTCATATGTATCAACTTTTCTTTCCATAGGAAATTTTTTAGAATGCTCTGCAATAGTTCTTACGTTTCTAGCCCAGTTCTCGCTATCTGAATATTTTGGTTTTGTCATACTGTATCATCGCCATAATAATGATGTGGCATCTTTTTTTTAATTTCGTTTTCTTCTAATTTTTGTAATTCTTTTTTCTTATTATAATTTATAACTAAAAAAGCCATAAAGAAACCTAAAAAGGTCACTGTACAACCTATAAAAAATAATAATAATCCGTGTGTAATATCCATAAAATAAGAAGGGCGCCGAAGCGCCCCATCTAGCTTTTTAATTACGCATCAAGTGCGATTAAGTCTGCTCTTTTTACAGAAACTTTGTGGTTGTCATACTTGAACGGAGTTCCGTATAACGCTTTAATACCAGCAGCAACGATAGCCCTTGTAGGCTGACCCATTCTGTAGTATTTTTTACCACCAACTCTGTTACCATAGATCATGTAACCTTCCGCTCTTAGCGTATCAATCATTGATCTAGGAGACTCTAATTCAAATTTAGATTGAATTGTAGTCCACGCAACATTACCACCTTTAGATAGTAAGTTAAGTAGTTTTTGTTTTTTAGATAAAGACTTTCTGCCTCTAGTTTCTGTAACAACAGTTCTTTTTACTGTTTTTACTTTTACTAGTTCGTCTTTACCAAACAAGTTTTTTAGTGTATTTAACATATTAATATACTCCTTTATATATTTGAGTTGTTAATTTAACTATTTTACAACCTGTAAAGGCGATTCTTAGCGAATTCATTTGTCAAGGTCTCCATCTGGCTCAAAAATACCTGGGCCATCTTTTAGTTCCTCTTTTAAATCTTTACTTAAAGGTCTTGTTGATTTACCTTTGTGAAATATGTCGTAGTTAATTCTAGCACTTTGTCCGCCGTCTCTATTAACTTTTAGTTCTACCATCTTTTCTGACAACACCTGTGATGGGTGTTTCATATTAAAGTCTCTATAAACTAATCCTCTCATTGTATCAACTAACATAGCCAAGTCTTTAGTAAACTCACCTCTATCTGTTTTGATACCCATATTATAAAAACTTTTTAATAAATTCATACTCATATCATCAACACTTGATTCAACAAACTCTTTGGTCTGTTGTTTATGCATTTCATCTAAAAACTTTTGATCTTCTTTCTTTGGACCAGCAGTTGACTTCTCCACAATTCTATTTGTTGGAAAAGCAATTACATTCTCGTAGTCTTTATTCTTTGGCAATGATCTCACCCTTAAAGTTTACCAAACCTTTATCAGCAAAGTATTCTATTAATTGATTATACCCACCGATTAGTTTACCGTCAATCTTAATTTGAGGCATAGTTCTCACTTGTTTACCTATGTCTTCTAACATAGCCTGTGGACTATCAAACTCTTCCATCTTTTTTTCTGTATAATCAAGGCCAAGCGTCTTAACTAAATGCTTCGCCTTGGTACAAAACACACAATTGTTTTTACTGTATATTACTATTTCCATTTGTATTTTCCTCTAACTTTTCAAACGCAATTTTAGCTTTTGATTTAACATTGTAAGCATCAACAGCCTCTGCGATTGTGAAGTTATACATTTTGTTATAATCACCCATTGGTAATCTTAACCCAATCCATACTCTGTAATAACCATTTTTAGTCATAGTTATATCTTTAGCAAAGATTTCATAACCTCTTACTGGTGTCTTTGTAATTAAGTTGACAATCGTACTTTCAACTTCTGACACTGTAGTCTTGTTATGTTGTTTACCAAGTTCTGTGATGAATATTTTTGATGATTTATTCATTTCACCTTTAACAATATCAGCAAGTTCTGATTTCGCAACCATCATGCCTTTCTCTACTGCTAATTGTAAATCTGGCGACACCGCTGTAGCAACACCAAAGATACACATTTTATCTTTGTTCTTACCAAAAGTTGGTGTATCACACGCCTTCTTATCTGAAAAATCATTGACGTACCATTTTGGTACAGTTTCAACAATCTTTGTTTTTTCTTTTTTAATACTATATTGTGACGCACAATTCGTCAATAATAAAGATAGGGTAAGAACACCCATTATTTTCACATATTTGTTCATTATTAATTTACCTCACTTTTCACATTATATACTAGTTCTTGTGCTTTGTCAAGTGCTAAAGCTATATGATCTAAAAACTCAGCCCCTGTCATTCCTGTCACAATTACTATAACTAGTGAGATTATGATTATATTCTTAATCATTTAACCTCCCATTCGCCATTTTTTGTTAAACATACCTTTCCTGGCGTTTTAAAAGCATGTCCTTTTCTATCATATTTACGACAGTAAGTTGGTTGTAGATTATCAGTATAGTAAAACTCAGCAAATAGTTGCCAATATGTAGGCGTATCTACTCTTTTTCTACCATCTGAACATTCTAAAATTTCTTCTTTTATTATCTGGTTATCACTTTCTTTAATGATAACTTTAACAAAACAGTATTGATCTCCAGCATTCTTTGGTTTGATCTCTGTAATTTTATTCCAGTAAACTTTATCTCCGTCTTTCTCCACTTGTTCTATCTTATCTAATACTTCTATGACTTTTACATTATTAGTAGGATATATCTCACCTGATAGATCACCATTTTCATTACCAAATAGATAGGTACATATTAATAAAAATGATATAGACCAAAACATTAATTTTACAAAAGCTCTAGGATCATAAGGAGGCATATTAGTTTCCTTTCCATTCTACCCATCGGCCATCGGGCATTTGACAAGTGATACCAAAGATTGTGTTTCTATTCACACCTCCGATACCTACAAGTGGCCATCTATTTGTTATATCTACTGCGGCACTATAATCTTTACACTTGATTGGACCTTTAGTATATGATCTAGTTGTATGTATGATACCACTATTACCAGTCTTTGGATTAAACCAATTAGTATAACTAGAGCCTTGTGGACTATGATTTAAATGATCTACAAACGTAGC